AACCAATATCCGTAAGTGCACATTTACGAGAAAATAACAAAGAACCTTTGTTTCATACTGATGATGATAAAGGTAATGTTGCCAACTTTCTTTTATTTGTAAAAGGAGAACCTTTACTTAACAACGGCACGGGGTTTCTGCATAACGAAAAATTATCATCACACATAGGTTTTGTAGAGAACAGAGGATTGTTTTTTAATGGCTTAAAGATACCACACTCAGATCTACAATCTTTTGGGGATAGCTCTAAAAGATATACACTTAACATATTTTATAAAGAAAATGTTTGACATAGACAAAACACCAATGGTCCGTGTGACGTGGTTAGACGCCCGTGATACAGAAACAGGGTGGCTAGATATAAAAGAAGTTACTAATGCTCCGTTGGCCGTGTGCCAAGAGGTAGGGTGGATGGTACATAATGGTAAAGAAAAAATAATTATTATGCGTTCCTACAGTAAAGACAAAGAAGACATTACAGGTGGTGGTGCTATCGCTATACCTAAAGATTGGCTAAAGAAAATAGAATATTTAACAGTGAGCTATGCAGAAAATTAAAAAAGCACATAAAGATAAAAGCTACGCATTACTCAAAAACGCAATTAATTTAAAATCTTTTGGATTAAATTTTGATTTTAATAGTTTATTTGAATTCTATAACACTTATCCTATAAGTAATTACCTATCAAAAAATGAAAATAGTTTAAATGTTTTTCAAATGGTTAATGTTGTTAATAAAGATACAAGTATTTTTTTCAATGCTTACCTTACTTTTCTTAACAATATTATGAAAAATACATTTAATCACAACATGGGTAATTTAGATTTTTTCTTTTCTACAAAAGGAGAAGTTGGTAGCAGTCACGTTGATCCTGAACATGTTCTTATTTTAGGTGTTTACAATAACACATATTATCATATCAAAGGTAAGGATATTAAACTATGTCCAGGTGATCTTTTATATATTTATAAAGGAAACATACATCATTCTTTTTCTTCTACAGAAAGAATAGTCTTATCTCTATCTTTGTGGGAAACAAATGAGTAAAATATTTATTGGCACTCCGTGTTATGGCAATATGCTTACAGCAGATTACTTTAAGAGCTGTTTACAACTTACAGCTTTAGCTGCACAGAAAAAGATAGAGTTACAATTTGGAACTATTGGCAATGAGTCTTTGGTAACAAGAGCTCGTAACACATTAGTGCAGTTATTTATGGACAACACAGAATACACACATCTTTTGTTTATTGATGCCGACATTGCTTTTAATCCTGAGTCTGTCTTTCGTATGCTAGACTTAGATGAAGATGTGGTAACGGGAGTGTATCCACGAAAGGTGATTGATTGGACAAAAGCAATTAGAAGAGTGAAGGAAAATCCAAACATTAAAGAAGATGAGTTACATGCAGCATCTTTACAATATAATTTAAATGTTAAAAATCCAAAGAAAGTAATGGCAAAAAAAGGATTTATAGAAGTATTAGATGGTGCCACAGGATTTATGTTAATTAAAAGAAATGTATTTAAAAAAATGGCATTAGCATATCCTCATCTTAGATTTAAATCTGATCAACATTTAGGAGATCCTCATGACAAAACCTTTGGCTATCATGACACATCTGATTGGAATTATGCTTTTTTTGACACAATGATAGAGCCTGATACCAAAAGATATTTATCAGAAGACTATGCCTTTTGTCGTTTATGGCAGAAAATAGGCGGTAAAATTTATGCTGACATTATAAGTGGCATGACACACATGGGTAATTATTCATTCAAAGGCAACGTGGCCACTCAATTTACACCACAGGAAAAAAAATGAATTTAGATTTACAAATTAAAGATAATTTTTTACCAGAAGATTTATTTGATAAGTTGTCTGTTTACTGCACAACTTTAGAGTATGACAACGAAATTAAATATAAAACTGATGATAAAATATATGATGAACATTTTTTCTATACAAATCAAATTTTTGAGAATGATGATTTGTTAAAAGATATAGAAAAATCTATTATAAAATATTTTAATATGGGTATAAAAAACTTACATTTGGCTGCTTTTACCCTTGTAGCCACAAAAGAACCCACTCCTCATGTAGATAAACTAAAATTTCCAACAGAAAAACATTTAATTATTTACTTACATGGTGATTCACATATGAACGCTGGAACTGGTTTTTACGAGTCCCGTGGTGATGTTTTAAATTTAAATACAGCCGTGGGCTGTTATCCTAATAGAGCCGTTCTTTTTAACGGGCATGATACACATCATTCACCTTTATTATATACAGCCGAAAACGTAACTCCAAGATTTGCTCTTATTATATGGTTTGAACCAGAAATTGATCTTTAGCTTTTAAACAAAATAGGTTAGAATAATCGCCCATGAAACTCGTAGATTTAAAATTTCAACCAGGCATTGATAAACAAGATACCGCTTACTCAGCAGGAGATCAACGTAAGTATGTTGACTCAAATCTTGTACGTTTTCACTACGGAAAGCCAGAAAGATGGAAAGGCTGGGCTTATTTACCAGATCCAAACAAAACTATTGTGGGCGTGGTCCGTGATACACATAGCTGGATTGGTTTAGACGGAACCAGATACCTTGCTTTAGGCACCGATAGAAAATTATATTTATTCTCGGGTAGTGCTCTTTATGACATTACACCCATTAGAGAAACAGCAGCTTTAACAAATCCTTTTACAACAAATGGTACAACAACAGTCACTGTCACTGACGCAGATCACGGCGCTATTGAAGGAGACTTTGTAACTTTTGATTCTTTCTCTGCAATAGATGGTTTGAACATGAACAATGAGTTTGAAGTTACAACATATGTTGACGCTAATACTTATAAAGTAACACATACTAGCGCAGCTTCTGGATCTACCTCTGGCGGAGGTGGCTCAGGCAATGCTAATTATCAAATTAATATTGGGGAGACTGCTTCAACTTTTGGATACGGATGGGGCACGGATACTTGGAGCACTGGTGCATGGAATGAACCAAGCACATCTTCAAGTGTTACTATTGCAGCACGTAGTTGGTCACTAGATAATTTTGGTGAAGATTTAATTGCTACAGTATTAAATGCTAGTACCTATATAAAAGATATTTCTGGTGCAATAGACGCAAGAGCAACAGCTTTATCTAATGCTCCTACTGCATCTAGATTTAGTTTAGTTTCAACAGATACAAGACACTTAATGATTTTTGGTACAGAAACTACTATTGGCACACCAGCAACGCAAGATGATTTATTATTTAGATTTTCTGATCGAGAAGATGCTACAGATTATACGCCAGTAGCAACAAACGAAGCTGGTTCACTACGTATATCCGATGGTTCTAGAATAGTAGGCGCTGTTAAATCATCAGGTCAAATACTTGTTTGGACAGATACATCACTTCATGGTGTTCAGTTTGTTGGTACACCTTTTACTTTTGGTCTTAGACAACTTGGTGCTAACTGCGGATTAATAGGGCAACATGCTGCTATTGAAGTAAATGGCAGAGCATATTGGATGTCTGATAATTCTTTTTACATGTATGATGGTGTTGTCAAAAAAATGCCATGTTCTGTACAAGATTATGTATTTGATGATCTTAGTTACACAAATAGAAATGATATTGCCTGTGGTATAAACACAGCTTTTAATGAAATTATTTGGTACTATCCTTCAGCAAGTGCTACAGCAATAGATAGAGGTGTTGCTTACAATTATTTAGAAAACACTTGGTATACCGTTAATATTGGAAGAACAACATGGCTTGGTGCTTATGTATTTGAACAGCCAATTGCTACAGAATATAGTGCAAGTTTAACAGCAAATGTATCAACTATACTAGGTTTAACAGCAGGAGCTTCTTATATTTATGAACATGAGTCTGGTAATAACCAAGCAGATGGCACAGCCTTACCTGCTTTCTTAACAACTGGATCTGTTGAAATTGCTGATGGCGATGAGCTTATGTCAGTTAGTAGATTAGTTCCTGACTTTGATAATCTTGCTAATACAATGACAGCTACTTTAACGCTTGAGCAGTATCCACAATCTGCAGCTAATGTAACTACAACAGGCAGTATTACTAGCACCACAGAGAAAATTGATGTAAGAGGTAGAGGTAGAGCCGTTAAAATTAAATATGAAACCAACACAGTTAATGACACAGCTTGGAGACTTGGATCTACTAAGTTACAACTTAGACCAGATGGAAGAAGATAATGGCTAAACTAACAATTACACGATTACCAAATGCAACACCAGAATATGATGCTAATCAGTTTGATCAAATGATTGCATTACTAGATCAAATTATTCTTTTACTTAACACAAACTACCAACAAGATTTAAAAGAAGAAACGCAGTCGGAGGCTTTTTTCCTTGGCTAATACTTTTAAAAGCGCAATGGTGGATATTACCACAACAGATTTAACAACAGTTATAACAGTTCCTACGGCTAACCCTGGTGCTACGCCACCTGTTTCGCCTACTACGGATGTAGTAAAATCTCTTTTAGTTTGTAATGACTCTGGTTCAACAACTTTAGTTGATGTTGAAGTTGTCCGAGGTGCTGCAACCTTTGAAATATTCAAAGCAAAGAGTGTTGCTACAAATACAACAACAGAATTATTGGAACAGCCACTAGTTCTACAAGAAAGTGATATTCTTAAAGTTCAAGCCAATGCTGCCAATCAGGTGCACATTATAGCAAGTTTTCTGGAGATCACGAAAGGACAACTCTGATCAATCTCCACTCTTTATTTATCACTCCCGTATTTTCACTGCAATTAAAAGGCCACGAACATCTTATAGATAGCATCTATCAGCTACGTGAAAAAGATGAGATGGGTATGCCACGGTCCAATGTCGGTGGTTGGCATAGTCATGATGAAATATATAGTATTAAGAAATTTAATCCGTTGGTCGGTGACATTCTTAAATATGCTAAAGACTGTTTTAATCACATGGACGTACAAGATGATTACAATCCTGAGATGACTGGTATGTGGGGTATGATAAACCCACCAGGATCACGAAACAATGTGCATACACATCCATACAACTATTTATCAGGTGTCTTTTATCTTAAAGCTCCTAAAAAGTGTGGAAATATTGTGTTTCTAGAACCTAAACCACAGTCAGAGGTACTATCACCCCCTAAAACAGATAAAGCCTCTATACACCTCGCTCACAGCGTACAATGGGAACCTGTCGAAAATTCCTTGATTTTTTTCCCATCATGGTTACAACATGAAGTACAAACAAATAGTTCTAATGATGATAGAGTTATTATTAGTTTTAATATAAATTGGAGAAAAGACGATGCCGATAGTTGAACCTGCTGAATTACTAGGACATATTACAACTTCAGATGGAAGACAGATTCCTCATTACAAAGTAAAAACTGAAACAACAATTACTCACGTTGATACAGGGGCTGAGTATAATTCAGAAGCAGAAGCTCAAGCTGACGTTGATAACCCAGGAACCTCTACAACTGCTGAAAAGATTAGAAGAGACGTAAAAGTTTTTGCCCCTTCTTTAGCAGACATGTTAGGTGAAACTCCTGAGTAATTAAGCGCTACAAGCTTCACATTCTAAATCAGAATCTAAACCTGTTACCATAACAGTCGCATCGGAATTATGTGGCTTACCTTGAATTGTATGTATATGAGGCACGTTTCTGTGTTCTGATAATTCTTTCTTTAGTTTTTCGTTTTCTCTTTCCACTGCTAATAAACGTTCGTGGTAACGACTCACCTTATCAGCAAGGGTAGCTATAGCCTTCAATACTTCTTGATTTTCCATAATATCTCCTTGATTTATAATTTTTGGGTGAGATCCAATTTAAACATGTGTACAGAATATATCAAGCAATCTTTTTATAATTGTTTTCTTGACAGCAAATTCATGTTATGAAAGGAGCAGAAAAAAGAATGAAATATTATAATTTGTCAAAGAATATAATAGCTTGCGACAATTTTTTACCGCAACAAAAAGTAGAAGAACTTTATACAGATCTTCTTAATAACAGAAGTTTTTTTCAAATACCAAAGTGGGGTCATGCAAACGAGCAAAAGAAAGAAGTAACTCAAGAACTTTTCAGTGATAAATGTGGTGGTTTAGATTTTTGGTTATATAATAAAACAAAAAAAGACAATGAATCATTTATAGAATCTTTACATAGATGGTTTTTACATCAAGGATTATTTTATTTTAGTAAAGATAATGGAAATCAAATTTACGAATTTTTAGAAAGACAATTAAAATGGAACATTCACGTTATTTCTTACAATAACGGAGGATATTACAATTGGCACAAAGACATTTATAATTCAAATGTATTTACTTTTAATTTAATTTTAAATAAACCTAGTTCTTTGAAGGGAGGAAATATGCTTTTTTATGATAAAAAAGTAATAGAAGTTGAAAACATGAATAATTTTATGGTGGTTTTTCCTTCTTATATTTCTCATGCTATTACTCCTTTATACACAGAAAATAACAAAGACGTTTCTTTTTTAGAACAAAGATTTAGTATTCAATTTTGGGTAAGTTTACAATGAAAGCTCAAACAAATGTATTTGGAAGAGTTGTTAAAAGATATGATATGCCTTTAGAGGCTATTGATGATTTAAACATTAGATATGAAGAACATAGAAAAGAACTAGCATCTATGGGTCCAAGATTAGCGGGTCGATTAGAATCCGAATTAGAGTTTACGCATCATATTAGTAAAACAATAATAGCTAAGCATATTGTTGATTGTATGAATGACTATGTTGAAACATTAGAGAAAATAAATATATTTAAAGGAAGTAAAGAATTAGAAATTTTAAGTTGTTGGATAAATGATATGAAAGAAGGAGAATACAATCCTCCTCACACGCATCACGATAACACTGGATGGTCCAGCGTTATGTTTTTAAAAGTACCAGAATTTGTTAACGACGTTAAAGACCCTCATAAATATAAAGATGGACAATTAGGTTTTACATCTGTTGATGGTACAAACATGACATGGATGGAACCTGAAATAGGACATTTTTATATATTTGAAGCAAGGCATCAACATTGTGTTATGCCATTTAAAACTAAGATAGAAGGAGATATTAGAAGATCTATGTCTTTTAATTTTATACAAAAATATGAATAAACCTTTATTTAAAATACATGATAATCTTTTTAATGAAAAAGATATCGATGCTTTGTATGGCTCTTTTCGAGACGAAAAGCCTTGGACATTTACAGGTGCTGCCAAAGACTGGTCAGGGCCTAGAAAATTTAAAAACCCTTTAGAAAAAGAAGATAAAGTTAACAAAATTCTTTTTAAAACTGCTGACGATATTTTAAAAAAAGAAAATTTATTTGACTCTGTAAAGTTGGTAAACTCTTATGCTAGTTCATATGTCTACGGAACAATGCATGATTTTCATGAAGATGGATGTAGTGATTATAATCAAATTTATACCGTAATGTTTTATTTAAATAAAGTATGGGCATTAATATATGCAGGTGAAACAGTTTTTTTAAACAAAGACAAAACAGAAATTGAAAATGCTGTTATTCCTAAACCTGGAAGAGCTGTTATCTTTGATGGTTTTATTACTCATGCAGCTCGTGAAATATCTCGTTCTTGTATTGAGCTTAGAATGGTAGCAACTTTAAAATACGAAAGACAAAATGTTTGATAAAAAAATTACTTTTTGTGCTACGGACGGAAACATGCTTGATGTATGGCCACATCCTCAACCTGCTTCAAGAGTTATTCCTGAAGAATATAAAAAATTAAAAAGACATGCAAAAGGAAATTTGCATTCACCCACAGTTAAAACATGCATGCCATTTTTAGACTCCATGTCAATGGGATATATAATACCTTTTGATCAAGATTATTTAGTTGATCCTGTTGAAAATGATTTTAGTGTGACTCCTGCAAATAGAGAACATGGTGAATTTGGATTTCATAACCAAACTCAACTACCAGAAAAATGGCATAAAACTACAGGAGAAAATGCAGGTAAGTTTATGAATAAATGGTTAATAAAAACTCCTCCTGGCTATAGTTGTTTGTTTATACACCCAATGAATAGGTTAGAAGAAAGATTTAAAATTATTGAGGGAGTTGTAGATACAGATAATTATGTAAACATAATTAATTTTCCCTTTATTTTAAAAAAAAGGGATAAACAGTTTCTAATTAAAAAAGGTGAACCTATGGTTCAAGTAGTTCCTTTTAAACGTGAGTCTTTTAAAATGTGGTCAGGTTTTTATCTAGAAAAACTACATAACAAAACTCTTAATATTTTACAAAGTGAATGGGTTGACAGATATAAAAAAATGTTTTGGAATAAAAAAAACTATAGATGAAAAATATTACTGACTACATTATATCTTTTAATAATGTTTTAGATAAAAAAATTTGCAATGAAATTATAGAAAAATCTAATTTTGATACGTTCACAAGTGCTACTGTAGGAGATGACAAAGTTATAAAAGACTATAGAAAATGTTATCAAAAAAAATTGGATGATAAATTTAAGGACAATATTTATGAAGTCATAGGCACTATATTAAAAAAATATAAAGATATACATTCTAGTTTTACGACAGGTCTCACTACAGAAGATACTGGGTACATTCACCTTTTGTATAAAGGTGATCAAAAAGGAGAGTATAAAGAACATGTAGATCATGCTGATCAATTTCCAAGAGTTTTAAGTTGTTCTATTATATTAAATGATGACTATGACGGAGGCAATTTTGCATTTTTTAATAAAGAATATATTGTAGAAAAAAAAGCAGGAAGCGTTGTTGTTTTTCCAAGTAACTTTTGTTTTCCTCATTCTATTACACCTGTATCAAAAGGTGACAGACATTCGATTATAACGTGGATTGGTTAAAAAAATAAATGCATATAAAAGCAAACATGGATGACTGTGCTCTTGTTATAGATGAATTTTTACCAAAAGATTTATTTAAAAAAGTAAAAGATTATAACTACAAAACAGAAAATAAACACGGTTCATATTCTAATTGGAAAAAATTTCTTTTTAAAGATAGCCAACAAAATACAACTATGAAAAATGTTAATGTTCAAGAAAATATTGCAGTATTTGAAAACGGAAAAATTGAAGCTGATAAAACTTTTGAACAATTTTTTAAAATATTGTTTAATTGTCCTTTTATTCCTTTTCAAGAAAATTCTAAAATAATGCTTTCTTATTATGAGTATGAAAAATTTTCAGGAATAAATTGGCACGATGATGGCAAATATACTTTAAATTATTCTTTTTACATTCACGATGATTGGGATAATAATTGGGGCGGTGAAACTTTAATTGACACTAAAAGAGGATTACCTTTGGTTTCTTATCCTTATCCTAATACTTTATTAGCAATTAAAAATGGTATTCAACACAAAGTTTGTCCTGTAACAGGACCTATTAAAAGAAAAGTATTACAAGTAAGAGGTATTTTTTACGAATAGTTTGAATCGTAGTCTTTCCAAGTTTTAGACCAATCCCAATAAGAATTTGTTTCGGAATTTAATTCATTGAAAGTTCCAGGAGTTTTACCAGCAGCTATCCAGCTATCAAAAGCAGCTTTATAAGCATTGTTATACGCAGTTGTAGCAGCCTCTATTTGATCTTTTCTTGTTTCTGCCCAAGTAAGTAAAGCAGCTACTGTTGTTGATCCAACAGCGTCACTTGTAGCATTTAAATCAGTATTACCTGTCATCATTCCAGTAGAAGCATCTTTGCTTTGAATTTCGTTTTGACCTGTTAAAGCATTCCAAATTACAACATGAATTGTATTTGGCGTCCATCCTGCTTGCCATGCGTTTCCTTTGTCAGCCCATTCAATATGAAAAGTATCATCTACTTTTATATAACTGTCGTTTGCTATTACTATTTGTGTTGCCATCAATATCTCCTAATGCTTTATAATATAGTTTACCACCACAAAAGGTGAGAATGAATTTGTACCCGCAGCCGTAACAGCTCCAGTTAAACTTGTTGTAATATTACCTGTTAAAGTACCAGATAAAGTGTGAGAGTGGTTGTGAGCAGTTCCTGAACCTGAATTGTCAATGTTAGCATTAGGAAAACCAATACCACCTGCGTTAACGTTATCCACACCATCAGGTCCTGATGCTGTTTTAGCATTTGTACCATGATTATGTGAAGCTAATTGAGCAGTAGTTAAAGATGTATTTGAAATACTTCCTGTTACAGTAACAGCTTGGTTTGTAGCATTTGTAGCAGCTTGGTTATTAGTAACAGCTACTGTAACGGTATTTGCACCGCCAGTGCCTGCTAAGTTATATGTGTTACCATCAAAACCTTGCGGCATCTTACCTTGTAATTGAGGAACATTAAAAGTTGTTGAGCCATCACCCGATCCGTAAGTTGTACTTGTTACAGCAAATAATTCTGCATAGGTTGATCTTGATACTGCCGAACCGTCACATAACAAGTAACCTGCTGGAGCAGTTGCTTTTGTCCAAGGCTTAATAGCCCCTACTTCACTTCTGTTTGTTATATCTTGTAAGTTAGCCATTAGTCGTTATATTTCAACCTCCACCCATTGTCTGCGTTTACATAAACGAGAGCAATGCCCGCACTGTTAGTGCTTACTGTTAAATCTGCAGCAGAACCTTGTATCTTCTGAGAGTTACGTCCTACTGTTAAATTGTTTGTACCAAAAGTTCCTTCAGCGTCAATAAGTTTTACTTGATTTCCAATTGAAGGAGAAGCAGGTAAGGTTATTGTTACTGCACCGCCAGATGTATCAACAAATAAATTGTCACCATCCGATGCTGTATAGTTGCCTGTTTTAATTTGCCAAGCTTCACCTAAACCAGCTAATGAAAAAATATCATACCAGTTAGTTCCATCAGTAGCTAATAATCTATACTTACCGTTTACAACAGTTACAGTATTTCCTGAAGCACCTAGTCTTGCAGAAACATCAGCCCCACCACTAATGTTATTATAAATACCAACAGTTTTTTGTGTAGCTGGGAACTGTAAAGTATGTGTCGTAGAAACTGTACCTGTTAAAATTATTTGATTTTGTCTAGCTTCGTTGTTTGCTTGAGATTGTGGACCATCGCCGTTTGTTAGCGTTGTAGAAGTCCCTGTAGTAATTGCTTTAGAATAAACACCAGCAATAGCGAACTCAAAAACTTGAGAAAAGTTATTGTTCGTAATAGTGCCCCAAGTGCCTGAATTTGCTCCTGATGCTTGTAGCTCTATTCGTAAGCCAGTTGAATAAGTTGAACTCATTTAATCTCCTAATAAAGTTTTAGTTATTATTTTAAAGTTTGTCAAAACTTTTTTTATGCAGCTTTATGAACTTCTGTCCAACTTATGGCTGAGTTAGAGTCATCTACAGCGGACCAGAAAGTCCCTTGTAAATTCCCTGTATTACTTGTAGCAGAAACTCCAGTCGGTGTAAAGCTTACATCTGTACGAATATTTAATACTCCAGAAGATATTGTCGCTGATACACTAGGAGCTTCATATATACTTGCTTGAGAAGCTTGTCCTATGCTTGAAGTCATTGCAATACCAGTTACTGATACTGTAGCGCCTGCAGTGACTGTAACATCACCAATAGACGTAGTTAAATTATTACCTGTTACTGATACTGTAGCTCCCCCAGTGGCAGTTTCATCACCAAGAGACGCTGTTGTACCCACACCTGTTAAAGTGAGATTACAGTCTCCTGTCATTGTAATTGTGCCAGGAGACGATGTTGTTCCATTTCCTGCTACATCAACAGTTTGTGGTAACGTTCCTGCGGTTGATGTCATTCCATGTTCAGTAACAACAATCGTTAAATTATTATCTCCTGATATTGAGAAAGTTCCTATTGATGATGTTGATTGAACACCTGTAACAAACACTGAAGTTCCAGGAGTTGATGCTGATGCATTTAATTGAACACCTGTAATTGTAGGTGCAACGTCTCCTTGGAAAGACATTGATCCTGTAGTTGTAGATGTTGATACACCAGTTAAAGGATAAGAAACTTGAGTGACATTCCAAAGGTTGTCATTCCAACCTATTATATCTCCCGTGTCACCTGCCGCTCCTCTATTCCAACCTGATTGGAAAACACCAGAAGCCTCTTCTTGTCCAAGAGACGCTGTAGTTCCTAAACCAGTTGGTGTAACTACACATGTTCCAACAACAGTTTCTGTACCAAGAGTTGAAGTAATTGCGTTACCAGTAGCAATAACCTCTGCAACACCTGTTGCAACAGCCGTTCCAACTGTAGAAGTTGTTGGTAAACCTGTGGTGGTTACGTCTGCATTACCAGTTGGTGATTCCTCTCCAAGAGAAGAAGTTAATGAAGCTCCAGATAATCCATTGCCGACTGATAAAATGAAATCGCCATTACCCCAAGATGCTGCGTTCCATCCTAGTGGCACTGATGTGCCTACACCTCTGTTCCAACCAGTAAGTAATTGATTGTCTACAATCGTTGGATTAGGCATTGTGCCTAATGTTGACGTTACTGCATTACCAGTCACTGCGTATTGAGATGCTTGTCCAGCATCACCAATAGTCGTAGTTAATCCAATTCCTGTAACACCAAATACGTTTGTCGTAATTAACGATACAGTTCCTACTGTAGAAGTGAGACCACTACCTGTTGCGTCAACGGGTGCAAAGGTATTCCATGCACCCGAATTCCAGGTCTGTCGGCCCCATCCTTGAAGAGAGGCCATAATTTATTCTCCTATGCGATCCTTAAAATTGCAGCAGTTGCTTCAGCAGCAGGGAACGTAATTGTAAATGTTCCTGAAGTTGAAGTTTTTACTGCACCAAAATCTAGTACACAAACAGATGCATTGGTAGTCAAACCAGATACAGTTGAACTATTATAAATTACAGCAGCTTGTGCTGAAATAGTTGCACTTGTAAATGATATATCACTAAAGTC